CGCTCAAGCGCGATTTCCGCCGCCAGCTTCTCGCGCTCCAACTGGATGCGCGCCATCATTTCTTCACGCTCCAATTGCAGCCGGGCGCGCGCCATCTCCATCTCGCCTTGCAGTTTGGCTTGCGCCGATTGCGCATCGGCTTGAGCCTTCTGCATCGCGATCTGAGCGTCCATCTGCGCTTTCTGCTGCGCTGCCTCAAGATCGGCTTGCGCCTTCTGCTGCTCCGGCGAGGGCTGCCCTTGGGATTGCTGCGCCGCCTGCGCAAGCTGATCCATCGTCTCTTGCATTCGCTGTTCGAGATCGCGCCCAATCGGAAACCCGCGAATCCCGAACATCAAGAACTCGCCGAGAAGTGGAGCCAAGGCCGGGAATTGCTGTCCAGCCACCACGGCCTTATCCATGAATTGAGACACCGCCGTCAGGAACTCGACACGGGCTGCCTTTTCGGCATCACGGTCCGGCTCAAGGGTCGAGTCCGTCTCGATGTCCAGACGAAACCCACGCATCGCGTCGTCCTTGAGCAAGGCAATCGCCTGCCCAGCATTTTGTTCCGCACCGAAACCACTGATCTCCATGATCGTCTGCGGCTGGAACATCCCGCAAACGATCTCGGCCATGATTGCAACCGTGTCCTTGCAGAATCGCGCCATCTCCCGCTGACGCTCTTGCAGACGCAACGTGCCGAACTGGCCTTTAATCCGCTGCGCCGTCGCCGTCTCGCTAGCCTGCGTCTGGCCGCGCATGATGTCCGAAATCCCCGTCACTTCGTACATCACGGACTTTGCTTGCTCGCGCGCCGCGTAGAGTGAGGTCAGCGCATCAACCCACTCTTTGAGCGGCAGAAAATCCATCTGCCCCTTGAGGCCGCCATTCTGCGCCAGCACGGCCCATTGCGCGGACGGGATCAGCTTGTTCTCATGCTCGCCGCTGAGCAGGTGACCAAGCTCGGCCACATTCGCGTTATAGACGCCAGAGACGCGGATCGCCGTCGAGATCGCTTCGATGCGCCCCGTCAGCGTGTCCATCTCGGCGGCTGAATCCTGGTACTGCACATAGTCCGCAATCGGCGTCAGGCTGCCCGGCGCGAGCGTCGCCCAGATCGGCATCGGGCACGGCCAAAATTCACGCAGTCCGAGCGGATCGGTCTCGCGCTTGACGAACGAACCGTCAATCGCCTCGGAGACCCAAACAACCTCCCGGCGCTCCTTGTCCCAAATCTCGTAAACCTCAGCCGTCCCATAATAAGCCTTGGTCTCTTCGTCATCGCCCTTGCCGCCCGTCGCGAATTTCATCCGAGCGGCAATCTCTCGCCCGAACGATTGCCCCGCTTGCGATTTCGTCAAATGCACCCGGCGCGCGATCCACTTGACCTGCGGCCATGTCGGCGCGGCATCGTGCAGAAAATCCTTGTAGCTCACGAAGTCGAGCGCGAGGCGCTCAAACACGAGAGGCCGATACGGCTCGTCAAGCATGACTGGCCCAGTTGGACCTTGCTGCACCTGAGCGGGATCGAGAAACCCATCGCCTTTTGGGTTGAGATACATCCCGTCATCGGTCTGCGTGACGGGAATCTCTGGGCGCTGCTCGTCGCCATATTCGGGCACGTACCGCACCCAGACCGTGCCACGGCCCGGCAGGAGATAATCGTCCCGCGCCGCTTTAATGGCCTCGTCGAAGTGCGTTTCATCAACCAGATATATCAGCGACCGCTCTAGGATTTGCGTCGCAAGACGAACTGTCGCATCGCCCGTGTCATAGCGCCGTGTGACCTGCGGTTTCGGCGTGCGTGCATAGATCGCGGGTTGCAGAGTTTTGACATTCGACCAAAGCACGTTGAATTTCGCGCGGGCGCGCAACTCGATGCTCTCATCATCATCGCGAAACCGCTTGATGATCTTGTCTGCGCGGTCGATCCATTTCTTGTTGTGCCGCTCGCACTTGTTGATCTGCGCAAGCCACCGGCGCGCGAGATCGCGAGCATCTGCGTCATACCCGCCTTCGGTCGGTTCGTTTTGTTCGTCCGCCATCAGCTCGGAATATCCGTCACGCTGTCCCAATTGGTCGCCGATCGGTCGTCGGCGTATTCCTGAAGCTGGCGCGGCAAGCCTCCTGTGGCCCCTACAGCGACACCTGTTTTAGCCGCGAGCCACGCTAGCCATCGCTCGTTAAACGAGCCGGTCGTAATTCCCGCCGCCGTGAACAGGTCGTACCACGCCTGCGGGTGGCCGCCGGTCGATGACGCCAGTGTCTGCACATCAGCGAGCCGCGCTTCGAAATTCGTCGCCATCAAATGCGCCCCTTGCGATTGCCGCGCTCGTGGGCGGCGTAGAGTTGATCGAGCGTCACGTCCGATAGTTTCGTGATCGGCCTTGGCTTCTGTGGGGCCGGGCGCGTCCAGGGACGGCTCATCACGCCGTAGCGAAGCGCATCCGCCGCGTGGTCCTCGCCGTCTGTGTCAACGTCCTCGGGCCGATTTTGGTCGTGCTGGAGAACTGGCAGCGTGCGTATCAAGTCCTTGCACGTGCCGAAAACGTACAGCATGGGCTTGCCGTCCTCGTCGCCGACAAGACGTTGCCGTAGCTGGTCCCAGCCGCCGCTGTGGCCGAGCGTACCCGCCCTACGATTGTCTGCCGGGCGGAACACCGCACCTGCATTCGCGAGCCGCTCCGCAATGGACGGGCCGCCGTCTTGCGCAAACGCGGCAGGATCGAGCACGCCGTAATCCACCTTGTCACCAGCCTCACGCTCTACGATTCCTCGGCCAACCGCTTCAGCCGTGAGCTTGAGTCCGACATTAGGCCCTGTAGCGCCGTACCACTCCCGATACACAACGAGAGAGCCTCGGGGCAGTAGCCGTCCTCCAATGTCGTGCGGGTCTGAAACCACCGCAACCCAGTAGACGGCAAAAGGTGCCGCACTTCCCCAGTCCATTGCGCGGAAGCGCGTCCAGAGCTTCGGGATTTCAAACGGCGCGATGACGTGACGCTCATTGCTCCAGCAGTCAAAATAAGCGCCCTCGATGACACTCCAATCGCCGTCCAGCCATGCCTTCACGAGCGTGGCAGAGCCCGATAGCTTCAGGCGCTCCACGTAGCCCGGGTCGCTCATCAGCAAGCGGCGGTTGTCGTGCACCCGAGCCGGAATGTAGATGCGGTTGCGTTGTCCGCTTTCGTCGTTGAACGCCTGATAGCCCAGCGGATGCGGGTCGATGTAGCGTTGCTTGACCCAGTTATGCCCAGGTCCGCCGGGATTGGCTGTCGCCCTGAATTTCACGGGCACACCACCGGCGCTTCGCAGCGTCGCCTTCATTTTATCGACCGGGCGCGGCTCGGGATAGTTGGTCAACTCCTCGACGTACACCCGGCTGAATTGTTGGCCTTGGTATTTCTCGGCGTCGCGGTCGCCCTCCAGCGGGCGGAAGCGCAGCACCGCGCCATTCGGAAAAACCCACTGCTTCTTCTGCTCGCCCCACTCCGCGCCGAGCGGAGCGTAGATTTCGTGGCTGCGGTCGATCAGGCTGTCGGCTTGCGGCATCTCGCGCCGCACGAACAGACCGCGCGCGCCTGGTCCGTAGTGCGACGCGTGAAGCGCAAATTCGCCGAGGCAGGCGTCCGACTTGCCGCCACCACGCGCGCCGCCGAACAAGCAATCGAAATACGGGCATTTGACGAATGCGTGCTGCGGGCCTGCCTGAGGCCGCCAGACGATTACTGGATCGTCGCGTGTTGCTGGTCCCATTCCTCGGGCGCGTGCTCGGGCGTGTCACTCACAGCGAAATGCCTATGGGCGACCTCGCCGGAATGCTGAATTGCAGCGAGATCGGGAACAACTTTGCTCAGGAGGCCAAGCGCGGCGCGAACCTGAGAATTTGTCATTTCGATCTTACCATCCACATGACCGACCAGACGATTTATGATCTGACTGGCTTGGATTTTCGTTCTGACTTCGTCGCTGTGTTGCCGACGGATTCGGGTAGCCATTGTTTAACAGCCTCTTTTCCCGCCGCGTTTGGAGCCTTTACGCTTTGCCATGTTGGCCCCAACAAAAAAGCGCCCACTCCGGGCGCAGTGATTCGTGATAGTTAATTGATCTCACACGAGCGGCAACGGGTCAAGATGCCTGACTGTAACCATTCGTGATAATGCGCCGGTGGTAAATTCACCGCCTGCCCCAAAACTCCGCCGCGCCATTTAACGCCAGCCTCAGGATCGGGACGCCCGCTCGCGTCTCGATCCCTCGGTTTTGTGCCCACGCAGCAGCCCAGTCTCCCCATCCGCATACAGCCTCCGCGCAGCCGTAGAGATCGCTGCCAAGGGACGATCTGAGACGGAGCAATTGCTGACGGGCGTGGATTACGCTGTCGGCCAGGTCCCCGTGGCTCTTGCCGACCCGGTTAGGATCGAGCGTGACACGAGGCTCTAGACCAGCCCGGGACCAGGTATCCCCGAATTTGACGCCAGCCGCGTGCTGGTCCGGCGAGATCGTGCGTCTGGCGAGGTACACGTCCAGCACGCAGGTTACGGATGCACGGGAGCCGCGAGGCGTCCGATCGGATTTGTCGAGCAGTCGGTCCGTGACTATCCCGCCTTTGGCAAGGCGTTCCGGCGTGGGCTGCATCGCGTCGTCATCGGTCACGGGCGCGCCTCGGCTTCACGTGGATCGTCCCGTTTCGGCACCCGCTTGCGCCCGGATTTTCCGATCAGACGCAACGCCCGCTCCCGTCCGGTTCCTGACCCGGTCAATCCCAGAACCCGGCTTTGCCATTCGGCGAGGCTAGC